GCATATTATTGCCCACAGCAGTTTCCCACTGCTGCCAATGGATCGTTGTTCCATTAACAACGGTACCGTTGGGCATATAATCCCATCGGGGTATATGCCGAAGCTTCATCTTATAAGACGGACGGCTCTGCCGAACCGCTATCCTATAATTAGAGAGCTCACCGTATAGGAAAGACTGATATAATCCAGGAGGATTAAACAGTACTCTCCTACCCAACCCAGGGACATGGATGCCCTGTTCTGTAACCTGAGCCAATAAAGATCGATTTTCCCATCTTTTGTAAACAAAAGACAGGTTTCGATCATACCGCCTAGGTACAAAAGATAAAGGGACTTTTACACCGGCAGTTTCATCATCCTCGAAAGGTACAAGGCATAAATGCTTAGTACGTATCAAGGAAAGAAGATATGCCACAGTATTCCTTAAAGGGATACCTGTGTAAGAAGTCCATTTATTTAGTTGGTTAATGGTGACAAAGATGTCTTGTAGTGAATCTAGTCTCCTAACAAAGACTGGACGAACTGGTTGGCCACAAAACCAATCAGCTCCACAAGACTCTCTGAACGGACCTTCAATGAAGGATTTACTAGGGTTAATCTGGAAGCCGCAATGATTTAAGACTTTGATAAGTCTATGCGAGATTTTTGTCTCACATATAATATCATCGCCGAAAACAATGCAGCGTTCAGACTTCCTACCAAGAAGAATTTCTTGGCAGGACCTAGTAAGGGCAGCGAAGATAAGTGTTTGGAGAGGGAATGTAAAACCATTCCCCATCGTAGACACCATACCTAAGCAAAACTTCTGACCGTCAATCTCAGTTTTTCGAGACCTTAAAACCAAAAGTATCTCAAAAAGATACTTAGGGAGAAGGAACTCGACAAGACCAAGACTGATTGAGTCAGATGCGGCGCTAAGATCGATAGTCGTAAGACTACCATCCTTAGAACCTAGCTGTGCTGCAGAACGATTGATAATTGGCTGTGTGGCGAGATCTATACCAAAGAAGGTACGGAGTCGCTCAGTCAATATCGTACCGAGGCCTAACTGAAAGAACATATTCAGAGTAGGTTCGATACAAATCATTCTGCTCGTTGCGGCCGTTTTAGGGACGAAGCTACTGCGACTAGAGTCAACTATGGAAGAATCACCAAACTCCTTATAGCGTTGGCAGTCCGCATCGAAGAAGTCAGGGTGCCACTCAGCATAGCTCCTATACAGATCGTATAGGTAATGGGATGTTGAAGTTAAAGGACTCGCAAAGTGCTTCATATAATATGAAGTGCCCCGCGCTTCCAAAGAAACACCTGGACCAGGCCGGCCATGATATAGGATATCATAGTAGGAACGGACCAAGAGTTCACCTGAAGGATGACAAAAGTCATCTAAGATCCGCTTAGCATTGTTAAGTATAACAGTGGTAAGCTCGTCACATTCAGGAAACTTAAACGTCTTACAACGGTTATTAGCCGCTATAAAGGAAGACTTAGCAGCCAAGTCAGCCATTTTCGTATCCTTCGGTATCCATTTACGGATAATCGAAGAAGCCAAATAAGAGCTGGCAAACTGTTTATAAGTCTGTCCAGGAAAATATTGAGGTGAAGGATCACCAACAATATTCCGACCAACATCTAATAAGACTCTTTCAAAAAGAGCGTCAGGGTGACTACCCATGATACACCTATTGATTGTTCCGAACAAACTAGATTAAGGTTAACCTTTCTCTAGCAGGAGGCGAAGCATCAGAGTGCGCAAACGTATAATACGGATGCGTCTCAGATACTCAGGATGGTTTATACAGGTACTAGGATCCCTTGTTAAGGGACACCAGGCCCGACAAACCAATGCCTGATTGCCTGAATGACCGAGGTCACGGCTTCTGTCAAGAAATTTAGCCATGTAGACAAAGTCTCCATACTAAATTACCCCGGAGACAATAGTGTCTCCGATACTTGCGGAAATCGAGTTAATCGATCCAACAAGCAAAGAAAGAGCCGCCCTTACATTAGCAGCGTCAGCAATGTCAGAACCAGCTGGCACATCGAGCGTCAAAGTTGCAAGAAGCAACTGGGCCGCCTGACCTGCCAAAGGTGTGACACCTTTGCGGACGAGGATTTTGTAAGAGTTCTTCGGAACAGAACGGAGGACGCCCGTCAACGGATCCACAGCCGGTAACGACCTAAGGGTCGGAGGCCGAGTGAGGGTAACCGTGAAGGGGCGACTTGGTGAAGACGCAGTGTCAACACCAGCCTGCGTACCGCCAATGGCGGTAACAGCATACTGTTTACCAGTATTAACTGGTGCAGTATCCGTAGCAATAGTGTAAGTCGGGCTTGTGAAACCCGTCTGTGCACCACCCGTGATGGGACTTGTGAGTGTAAAACTCATATAACCTCAAGGAAGGACTACATTAACGAAAAGGAGTTAGATCGCGAGACTTCTCTCGCAACCTAGGAACAAAGATAGCTAGTGAGTTAAGAATAGGATACAGCCGAAGTGGAAGTGAAAACTCCACCTTAGGAAGTAAACTACCATAACCTAACGAGCTTCTCTCTACCCGGGTCACAGATCTAACACAGTTACCGCCATCCGAGAACGGCACGAAATTCTTAATATTCGTAATGGGTAAGCCTAACTGACCAAAGACCGGTAAAGGTCCTTGGAGGATACCAGAATACTCAATAGTATTCTGAGTCCGTTCAGTTATGCAACCCCAAACGAGATCAGAATAACGTACGCTCAAAGAATTGATTATATCGCCAATATTGACGAAATAATCAGCCATCCAAGACCAGGGAAGTAAATCCCAAGCAGTAGGAGCCCAATCGCGAGGCAAAAGCCGAAGCGACTGGTCAACACTGATTTGGTTATTTACAGCGCCGGTCGAGATCGCACCTATATATCTAACGGAATAAGAAGAACTACTTTTCTTATTCTGGGTTAGAGGAGTTAACACATATCCAGGTGTCTGAAAAGCCACCGAGACATTTGATCCGGAGAAATGACCAACAGCAGTGGACTTTATCACTTTCTGTTTTGGACGCTGCCTTGCGGCATCGTTTATAACAGAGGCAATATCGTCCCCGAGTGGGCCAACTCCGAAGTGTAACTCAAGGTACGTATCCGCGAGAGCCTTATCGAGATTAGTTTTACGGTATCGCCCTTTATACTTACCTTTAAACTTTCTTAGTTTAGAGATGTAAGTGGTAATACCGTCTCGAAGAGACTTGAACGGATGATGCAAAGATTCGAGAGTAGCCTTGATTTCGCCGAAATCTTGACCAGCTTCAATAGAAGACTGGGCGGATCTCCACTCATCAAGGAACTTCCGAATGCAGCGGTTTGTAGTATTGGTCACAACATCAGAGGGAGGATCCTGCGGAGAAGGGGTATCCAAAAAGGCATACCCAGACGAAACAGGACTTTCTGTATAATCAATACCTGCCTGCTGGTAGGTAGCACTGTAACCAACAGAGTAAAACGGGCGAGGAATGCGATAACGAATACCGGAAAACCGGGTCGTGGCATTCTGGCCAGTCTTAACCTGATGGCGCCATTTAGGATTCTTAAAACCATCAGCAGAGGAAAGGAAGGACCCGAAGTTACCAGACCCATTAACTGGGGTGGAAACAAAAGGGTTCATACCATAAACTCCGCTATTGGTAGAAGAATACCTATAGGCAGCAGTATTATATGCGGTAACTCTTGTAGTTTCTGACATATAAGATTAACAGAACCTCTGAAAGTGATCTATATGGGCTTAACACCGAGGGTACCACCCACGGCGTGTCCAGATAGAAGAGAGTTAAATCCTAAACCGAAAGGCAGGGATACACCGTTACCAAACGGTCGAGGGTCACCGAAAG